CTTGGCCTGCGACTCGTCCTTTTTCTTGAACGTGCCGTCCGGGTTGCGTTCGGCGCCGCGCGCCTCGGCTTCAGCGTCGGTTTCTTCGGTGCTTTCCGTCTCGCCTTCCGCGCCTTCCGCGCCTTCCGCGCCTTCCTCTGCCGGGGACTCATCCCCCGTAGTCTCATCCGCAGGCGTCTCGGTTGCGGTTTCCGCGGGCGTATCAATCACTTCGCCAAGTGCCGCATTCACGGCGTCAAGTGCAGTATTTTCGGCCATGGGGCTTTCCTATCGTTGGTTTAAATCAGGGTCCCGCAGCGGGCGGCGGAGCCGCAGGACTCGGGGGTGGCGATGGTGAGCCAGGAGTCGGGGCGCCGCCCGGTGCGGGACTTTGCGGGGGCGGCATGGCCGCGCCGTCTCTGCGAAGTACGGGCGCGGCGAGTTCGGCCGCAGTTTGCGGGTCGATCTCCCCCTTAAGACTGATATTAACGTTCGGCATGACTGGCGGCGGGGGTCCGCCCGCTCCAGGGCTACCCGGCGGCGGCTGACGCGGAATGAACCTTTCCACGTCGCTTTCATCGCCAAGACGCAGCATGGTCTCTTTGATGAGTTCAATCAATGAGTTGGCAAGCGGCATGTTGCCGGTCGCCATGGCCTGCTCTATCTCGCCGATCATCTGCCTGACGAGCGGCAGAATGGTGCTCCACGCCTGCATATCGGTCGCTTGCCGCGGCTTGCCGGTCGAACCTGCCTCGATCTGGATCTCTACGAGAGTGAATAGATCCTCGATGTCCATACCCGAAGGCCAGAACGCTTTGGGACCTGCAAGACGCTGAACGTCTCTAGTCTGAAGGCACTGTAACGCCTGTTGCGCAGTGTACTCCGCCAAATCGGTGAGCATGGCCTCCATGTTATCCCGATTAGCGGTCGTGCGCGCCTGCGTCCCCGACTGCTGGATATTCGCTTCGGTAGCAGTTTTGGGATTTCCGGGTGCATTAATCGCAGCCGAAAGTGCCTCTTGGACCCCGCTGATTCTTTCCATGTCATTGAGAATAAGTGTCGGGTCATACAGCCTCATGTCGATGCCCTGAACGGGCTTCGGGGCAAACAAGTTACCAATTGGCGTTTGCGGATCGCTCGGGCGAAGGGCCGTATACTCCTGGGATTTCGATTCCTGAAGTTTCTTGGCCTCTACCTCGTCCAACATGGTGGCGTTGAACAATACGCCGGGGATCGAACGCTCGCGAGTAAGCCTGAAGTTCGAGCGCGAGCTGGAATATTCATCTTGCAGCTTGTACAGCCGCCACGAAAGCGATTGCGCATGCCGCGACCCGTCTACTTCATAAAACGCAAAGTAGAAGTACGGGTAAAATCTACTCGTGGGGTACGGTGGCGGGTACGGCTCCTTGGCCCACTTCTTGACACCGTCGATAATCGTGCGTATTTGCTTGTCACGCCGGTCCCATATCTCAACCACGCGGACGAACGCCGGGCTTTCTTGGGTCGAGGTATTCGTAACGAACGCTTGCGCGCTCTCCGCGGTCAGCATGCCTTGCGGCAGCACGTTGTCGATGTCGCGGGTCGTCATCTCCTTCGGCGCCCGCTGGTAGTACACCTTGGCCGACTTGATGTCGTCCACGGTAAGCCGCTCAAAGCGCGCCAGCGCGTCATCCTTAGGCAAGAACAGCTCGTTACCAATCCAGTCGGCGTCCTGATAACAATCGATGCTGTTCACATCGGTCGAAACTTGAATGTTTTCCGCTTCCACGAAATCGATCACAAACATTTTCGAGACGGCGACTTCGAGTTTTTCCTCCAGCTCTTTGATAAGCTGCTCTTTTTCGGCCTTCTCCATTTCGAGGGATTCTGGGTCTTGATTCTGCGGGTCTTCGATGAGTTTCTGCTGCGCAACGATGCGTGCATGCGTCTCGCGCGCATCGTTCAATGCCGATTCCACTTCCGGCTGCGGTTGCTTCTCGCTGACCATGGTGCATTTGAGCCAGCCTTCGGCGCACGAAAGCACGGAGCGCACCGCGCGCCGGGCAGGCTTCTTCAGGTTCCCGCGCTTCCACAACGATGAGATGACAATTTCCATCGTGCGCGCGAAAATCTGCATTTGGTAGGTATTCGACTCGTCTACCTGGGGGGCTTTCCGAACGCTAACGTCAGGATTTCGAGCATACAGCAGAGCGACAAGGATATCGATAAAAGCGCCGATAAGGTTAGTAGTAACAGCCCAAGATAGATCGGAAGTACCAGCAGCGTAACGACGGTCGATTGCAACTTGCTTACGAAAGTTCTCGTCGAATTTGCGCGCATCGTCGTAGCACCGCCACAGCTTCTCGACGAGTGCCTGTTCGGCTTCGTCCGCCTCCTTGTCGTCAGCCTCATCCTGATCGACGCCTTCGTCCTTCCCGTCCGCTTGGCGCGGATCGGTCAGGATGCTTCCCCCGCCGCCAGGGGTAGCCGGCCCGTTGGAAGCACCAGAGGTCACTTATGCGGACTCGTGATGATGGGCGTGGGGCTGGGAGTGTTATTGACAATAACCTCCGGCCCCTTGCGCGCGGCTTCCGCTTGCATCCGTCTCAGCGCGGCTTCGGCTTCCGCCTGCATGCGCTCGACCGGCAACGTCGTAACTTGCTCCTTTAGCGGCGAAGCTACCTGACCTTGCGAAGCTGCGGTGCGTTTGGCAAGCGTCGGCTGCATGTCGGACGTGACCTTAGCAGGCGGCGGTTCGCGTTTGCCCTCGTGGGTCACTCTTGGATGAAAGCCCGGCCGGCTGTGTATCACGGAAAAAGCCCCGATTGAGTGGGAAGTACGATGGGCGTCGAAGACGTGAATGGTGACACCACAACCCCCCGTTCTGTCAATACCTGCGGCCAGACGTTCACCGTCTCGGTCGAAAAAGCGGCCGTCGTCAGGGTGCCCACCGCGAGCGGCGGTCCTGCCAGTACCGGAGTTGCAGAAGAAGATACAACAGTCGGCAGATTTTGGGGCACTCCTGGCGAGGAGTTGACCTGGGTCATACCGCCGTGCGGCTGCCCGGTGCGCTATAGCTCGAGGTCACGGCGAGCTGCTGTTCGCCCTGAACGATGGAGTTAATCCCGTAACTCGGCCCGCTCGGGTTTACCTGCGTCGAAATTTGCGCGGTGACGAGCGGAAGCTGTCCCGATGTCAGCGCGCCGACTTGCGCCTGTGCGGTTGGAGCCACTTGGCCTTCCGCTCCAAGTTGTACAAAGTCGTGATAGTCGCTTCCGCTCATTGCTTCAATTCCTTTTGGTGTTCACGTTGCTGATGGGTTTTCCCGGTTCGCTTTGAGAATAGGAAACTGTGGTCAGCGTCGCGATGGTTTTCGTGGCCGTGACCGTCCCGACTTCGGAAATGGCCGGAACAACCGCCACAGTGCCGAACACCTGGTTTTGCCCCGGCGATGAGTTTACCTGCGCCACTACAGCACTTTTCCCAGCACGAACCCAACGAGCGCCGCAACAGCGTAAAGCGCGAAAGCCTTCAGGCGCGGGATCAGCGTCGATTCGGCGCTCGACACATCTGCCTGCACAGCCGCTTCGACAGAAGCCACGATGGACGGCGCAACTACGGAGGCCGGCGTGGGCGAGATCGTGGTGACGGTCGCAGTCGTATTATCGCTCATCGAATCTCCTAGCTAGGTTACCAATACCTGACTTTCGGCTTTTCGTTTTGTTCCGAGTACATCAACCACTTTTCCGTGAACGGAACCAATAGCGGCCGAGTCTCCCGCAAGGGTACTTGCGCGTCGTACATTTTGTCAACCAGCCGGCCAATGAGCCCGCAAACGTCCGCTTTGTCATCCCATCGGCCGGCTGGAAACTTAACGAGCTGCTCGATACAGTCGTCCGCCCAGCGCCGCTTGACAGGAAAGTGAACCGTCCCAGCGGTTGCCCGCGCGTGAAACGCCTGGAGCTTAATGGCCTTGTCTTGAAGCGAAGGCAGCGATTCGATGGCAACGTACTTTTGCGCATGTCGCATGGCTGAACGGATCGCCGGCCCAATCGCTTTCTCTATGAGGCCACCTTCATCCGCCCACATGACAGGCTTCCAAAGCGCAACCAACCGTATGAACGCAGCAATCGACACGTCCGTTTCGCACTGTTTGCTCCACCAATCGATTGCCCAGAGATCCCCCTTATGGTCAACGCCCCAGACACCGTGTTCTGTAAAGTCGGGCTCCTTCTTGCCAGGGCGTGGCTCCATCGTTGCGAAGTCACTCGCCCCGTAAATTCTGAGGCTTTTTGGTAGTGCGTCGAGTCCTTCGTAGGTGTGGATCATAATCAATCGGCCCGTGCAAGGTCCGGATCGTACATCCTAAACATCTCGCGATTAAAATGCACGCCGGTAAAAGGCGCGGGGCGCTGCTGGTAGAGCGCTGCCCAAGTGCGGGCAGCTCGCGGGTTGTCTTCCCAAGTTGCCCAGTGCTCTTTCGGGAACCATTCAGGCCACAGGTACTCGCCTATCTTGCGCCCTAACGGATCGTCTTCGCGCTCGGCCTTTGCAGGGATGCAGAGTACGTCCCATATCTGCCCATCCCGGCATTTAATCAGCCCGGACTCACCCGCGTAGTCCACCGGCAGTATCGATCCGGCAAGGTCTTCTTCGTGCCATCGCGTCTGGATTATCAAAACCGACATC